CTCAACACATGGGATACGGATAAAAAATGTCAAAACCTTACTTCAACAATATTCCAAACTTTGAGTATGTCAGTCGTATTGCGACTGCCAAAAATATATCGGACACAATATTAGTAAAAAACCTCTTTAAGAGAGGAAAGATAAGAGAAGATATTCTCAACGAATTAACATATTTCACCAAATACAAAGTTATTGGTGATGATAGGCCAGACAATGTAGCGAAGAAAATGTATGGTACTCCATATCTTGACTGGTTAATACTTCTTTCAAATAATATCATGAATATTGAAACTGAGTGGCCTCTAACAGAAGATGCTTTTAACAAATATCTATACAAGAAGTACCAAACAGAAGAAAAAATATTTTCTACCCATCACTATGAAACCCAATTACTACAAAATAGCCTAGGAAGGACTATAGTATCAAAAGGGTTCGAAGTCCCCAAAAACTACACTATAACTTATTATGACGAAGGACGGAAAACAGAGAATATTGCTACAAACATAGTTGATGAAATATCCAATTATACCTACGAAACAAGAAAACAAGATAATAGAAGAAATATCTTTATTTTGAAAGATCGATATGTTGGTCTAATAATAACGGACTTAGAAAGAATAATGCCTTACAAAAAAGGTTCTTCTCAATACGTTAATTCCAATATTGTGAAAGGGGAAAAAATTAGATTATACAACTAATAGGTAAAAATACCTAAAAGAGGTTTTGCAGCAAAAAAATGGGGGCGTTTTTATCGCCCCGATCCTCAAACTAAAAGTTGATTTTCCCTCAGGAATCTGCTAGTTTAGCAAAGTAGTCCAAGGTATCATCATCCTCATCAGATGAAATGGCTTTGTTGAAATCATCAGTAGTAGTGGTCTCTTCAGGAACTGCTTTGCTTTCCTTATAAGATGCTTCAAGCTTCTTAAGAACCTCTTCCTCACTGACACTCCGTTGATGGACAGTCTGTGCCTCAGGTTCATCAATAACAGGTCTCTTATTCCTCCCCAGAACCATATTCAAACGCTTCTTAAGGGTTTCATAATCCTTAAACTGATCTGGAGCTGTGATTGCTGTCAAAGAGTAGCTCTTATTCCAAATGGATTCCAACTCCTCATCTGTTTCTGATAAAGGAGAGGGATTATCAAACTCAGACTTATCATAATTCCAATAACCATCCTTTCTAACAATCTTAAGCTTAAAATTAGCTCCTTGCCAAAAATCGAATGGATTAATAGCTTCTTCATCCTCAAACTCTGGTTGCATTACGTCCATGATCTTATCAAAGATCTTCTTACCAAACTTATAAAGGAAAACTTTACCTTCATTTTCAGGATTGGTTGGATCCTTAACAACATAGACATTTGTATAAAAAGACAGCTTACGCTTTTGCTTTCTAACCTGATCTTTTGCCTCTTCTGTTCCAGAGTTCCAAAGTTCCCTGTTATATTCCCCAAGAGGATCAGGCTTTTGAAGAGTGGTCAAAGAGTTTTCAATATACCAACCTCCTGGTCCTTGAAATGCGTGACTAAACATTTTAGCCCAAGGAATGTCTTCTCCCTCTGGTGCAGGTAAAAAACGAAGGACTGCATATCCATTACCAACTTTGTCAACCTCTGGTTTCCAAAATCGATCATCCACATTAGATTGAGGATTGGTTTTTTCTACTTCCTTGACTAGCTTGCTTGTCAAGTCCCCCAAGGAAGATTTCTTTTTTAAATCGCTGAACGACATACGTATTTACTCCGTATTAAGTGTATTTGGCTTGTTGGAGGGATTTTCGCCCTCATATTATTATAATAAAAAGTTAAGGGGTTGTCAACCAGGTGCAAGGTGCTCTCTCATCTTCGAAACCATCTCCATCATATTTCTGAAAACATAACCTATGTCCGTATCCTTTGCGAATCCGAACTCAATAGCACCTTCCTTGATTTTCTCAAGCATTCGCTTTGCATGTGGATCTTCACTATGCTGGAGCCTAAAGTATAAAACTTGCTGCTTATTAAGCAACTCCTCTAATGACTCAATATGATCCAACTGCTCAGCTCTTGATGCCGATTGAAACTGAATCACATTACCAAAAACTTCATCTTGCAAATCTTCAATATCTTGAAGATTTTTACGAACCATTTCACTCTCAAAGAATGACATTCTTCAACAATTCCCTATACTTACTCACACTGATATTTATGAAGGATTCATACTTTTTCAATTTCAAAGAGAGGGTTTCCCATACAGGATCTTCCAATATTCTATCATATTCTGAGCTAAAATTAAGTATCTTATTAAGGATTACCATACTCTCAATACATATACTTCCATTCAAATAATGTTTCAATAAAGGAGGATGTTTACCCTTACTACACTTAATCATACTATTAAAATCTTCACCATCAAATACAGACATCTCTTCCTTAAAGATATAAGATAGTGATTGATTTCTTTTCTGCCACTCTGTATAATTTCTGTCACCACTCTTTATTATCTCACCAATCCACATTGTAGATGGATCTGTGGAAGTAACAAAGTTTGCCACAAAGAAATCTATAACTTCCTCATCACTCTTCTGCCTACTCAACTTCTCAAACCACATACGATCCCGCCTCTTATAAAAAGATTGAAGGGATGCCTTACTCTTGCCGCAATACTTTACATAATCATACTTCTTTTGAGTGAAGTGATTTTTAATACCAAGATAAGATTTATAAGCGTCGAATGGGGTCACTTTCATACAGGAAGCTTAGCGTAGCTAGTCTTCTTAAGAAAGTTTAATTCCATAGCCTCTGCTTTAAGCTTCTCCTTTAAAGGTTTAGACATTAACTTAGGAATCACTTCCACATCTAAACTGTTTTTCTCACAAAAGAAAACAATAGAATCAATGTAACTCATATTATTATTCTTAACAATATCCTCAATCTCTACAGCAAACTTCTTAGAACAATAAAACTTGTTCTCAATCATCTTATTGAGATCTTTTTCTTCAGGTTGTTGCATATTCTTTGAGTTTATCGTTAATATACTTTCTAATATACTCATCGAGTAATTTGATATACCTTTTTTTATCATATTCTTCATAGACCTCCACTTCTCCATTTTCACAAGACATAATAATCACAAACTTTTTAACTTGAATGTCCTTCATTTCATGTAACATACAAGCATAAGCTGCACATTGCACAAAATAACCATCAATCCATTCACGTTTCTTAGGTTTCTTAGAAGTCTTGAAATCTATGATTGCAAGTTCTCCATTATATTCCCCAATACAGTCAACAGTTCCAGCCACTCCTAAGTAACGACTATAAAGAGGACCTTCAATAGCATGTATATTATCTATTTGACTTAATTGTGGTTTAGCTTGCTTAAAAAGATACTCAGACAAAGGTTGAACTGGAGGAAGATCTCTATTCATCAAGTGACATTCACATAGGGTATGCATATCTGTTCCCCTACTTGTAGCCTGTCTGGTAATCTTATCAGCCTCAGCTACACCTACTCTCTTTCTCCAATTATCAAAAAACTCACGATTGATGTGACTAATAATGGAAGTGATGGATACTAGTTTAACATACTCCTCAAAATCAGGAATCTTATAGTATCTTGCACCATCTATATTTTCTCTCTCCAAAGGACAAAGATTCAATTCAACATGATTAAACATTACAACTCCATTCCAAGTTCAAGTTTTGCAATAATATACTCCTTAACTAAACCACTTCTACAGATATCATTTACATTAAACTCTATTATATCAAAGGATGGCATGTTTTGTAAAACTCTCATAAATTCAAAGATGCCATTCTTTTCGTTCTGTTTAACCAAATCAGTTTGAGTTGCATCACCACAAAACATAATCTTAGAGTTCTCTCCTACCCTTGTAATTATACTATCAAGCTCATGAAAATTCAAGTTTTGAAATTCATCAACCAAAACAATAGTATTATCAAAGGTTGTACCTCTGATAAAAGAAGTACTCCAGAAGTCAATAGTTCCCTGTGCCTTTAGGTTTGCATAAAGCATATTAAATGATGCTTCATCAGGCATGGAGAACATATACTTCACCATATGTTTGTAAGGGATCTGATAAAGTGAAGACTTGTCTTCATGATCACCAGGAAGAAAGCCAATTTCCCTGGTACTAACAAGAGACCTAACAACATATATCTTTTCATATGGAGATTTCGGATCCAAGACATCTTGAAGAGCGTTGTAGAGAGCGATGAATGTTTTACCTGTTCCAGCCACGCCATAGGCTACAACATTTTTATCTTCTTTATAACTATCAAAATATCTTTGTTGATTATCTGTAAGGGGAGTTATATCCTTAAGGTAATCAGAATTTACCGGTTTCTTTCTTTTCATTGTCCTACTGCTCATCCCACTGGGGACGGGATTTGTACTGATACCTGCTGATTTTTTTCTTGACATAGAGAATGTAAAAAGGTAATAGGGTCAAAAAATTTCCTGGGATTTTTTCGGCCCGATTTTGGAATTAAAAGTTAAATTTCCTATAAAGGTCTGACTTGAGATCCAGGAGCCTTGGATGCCTTACGTAAAACATCATTCCATCCAGGATGTGTCCGGCTCATCTTATCAGCCCAATGACCCACTTCTCCTACCCCAGCACAACCTGCCGACCAATCCTTATCCCAATCAGGGTTCTCTTTTCTCCATATATCATAATCTTTCATAGTCATAGAGAGTTCTTGTTTCTCTCCAGTATTCTTATTAATTAATGGATAAGTTGGCATTTCAATCCTCAATGTATAGTTTTATTTAGTTTATGGTAACAGAGGGAGCGTCATCACAGTCTGGACAAGACATCATCCTTGCCCAATCTAATGCCTCACCGACTAATGGGAACTCACACAGGAAGATACATCTACAAATCTCTGCAACATCCATGTGCTCCTTCTGTGCCCCATGTGCAGACCTTAGATTGATATAATGTATCCAAGACCTTACAGAGCCTGTCATGTAGATCCTGGTGGGAGTGGCAAGGGGAAGGACAAACCTAGCACACTCCTTGGCAATACCATCAGCCAACATTTGATTATAAAGATCCATAGAATGTCTAAAGTGATCTTCCATTAAGATACTATACTTTTGAACAATGTAGGGATCAACATCATCAGTTGAGTTCTGCCTATTCTTTGTGTCCTGTCTCCTAAGTTCAGGAAGAGGTATAATTTCCTCTAACAGATTAGTGTCAGCATATCTCTGAGAAAACTCTTGAAAGGTAAAGGACCTGTGTCTAAGTATCTGAGCAGCCAAACCTCTGGTGGTATTAATTTCCACAGTCATAAAGGCTTGCTCAAAGACACTCCAGTGTCCATGTTCAATACAATACTTCAGAAGTCCTGATACATTAGGATTATCTTGATTTGCCGGATTCGAAACCCTCGCTATTTTCGCCATCAGCCTCTCAGCGTCAGGGGTCACTGATATCAGTTTTACTTGATCCATTTTGTATTTTCCTCAATAACTTCATTACTTTTTTTTGATGCAGCACTCTCTTTGCATATAACATCTCCCCCTCTGAAAATAAATCAGAGTGTTTAATGATGTACTTCGCTGTCTTCTTTGTCGATCTCATCCTTAACAAAATATCCTAGAAAAAATGCAACCAAACCATTAGTTTGTTTGTTGCCTTGAGATACCCAGACATCTACACATTCATATATGTCTTGAGTAGAATAACCCACCTTGTCTATGTGAGCGCTTCCAAATCTCTTTAATAGTATATTTAGACATTCACCTCTCAATTCTAAGCGGTCTTCAGTATATCTCCAATCATTTCTACCCATCGTCATCCTCATATACTTCATCATAATCAGCCAAAGGAGCCTGATATTGTGTCCCTTCAGTGTATGCCTTCACATCAGAATACACCTCACTCTCTAAAGCATCAACAAGTAACCTTAAGTTTCTAGTGATTAGTTTTAATTTATCCTTTTCCATAGCAGCTTTATTTTTATTTTACTACAAAAAAAAGGAGCTGTAAAGCTCCCTTTCTGTCTCACTTAGCACACACAACTTTTTCTTCTGTGTGCCTAATCCCGCGATAGATGAGAGGCTTCTCAACTACTTGACAGGATTTGGTTTCTTGAGTGTCATACTGGACACCACGATAAGTGACTTTCGCCATTGGTTTGCTCCTACTGGTTTGGATTTTAGCCCGTTCCAATAAGTCGGCTCCCGCTTAT